ATCTGCGGATACTAGAAGTTTGTTTCCTTCAATGTCCTCTACAGAGAACAGACTAACGCCTAGAATTTCCTGTGTCGATTCAACAACAGTATCTAGACGAACCGCCGTTTCTCCAATCTCAGGATAGTCATCCACGATGTAAAACCCAATATCAAGTTGATCGACCTGACTTGATTCAAACAACTCAACATCATAGTCTACTTCCGACAGGAACTTTTCGATGTCCAAGGTCTTTCCTTGTTTCTCAAACTCCTCTTTGAGTAGGAACAAGGCACTGGCAAATCTACCCAACTTAGATCCCACGCCAGGAACCTTCTCTAGAATCTTGCGAAGGTTGAAAGCGACAACGTGTAGTTTGGTGAATGCCTTCTTTTGCTTTGGTGTTCTGTTCGCAGGGTTCTTGATGAGGATCTTTCCATTCTCATCAATCACGCCCTCTTTATACGCATCAAACTCCTTATAGTCGAGCGTCATAAATTTGATCAGTTGATATGCGACGAATACATCTACGAGTCCCATCAAATTCTCCTTAGAACGGCGATTACTGTAGTATCTAGGGGAATTGAAACTAGATCGGCCTCGGGAATATTTTCTTTCGTTAGAGAATCAAGAGAGACTAGGAATGTCTTTAGAAGACTATGAAACTCCTCTTCGATTCTATAGAAGAGTATTCTATTCGCAGGCATGATTCCAAAAACATTACACATGATGATGAGGTGATTGAGTACAAGTCTCTCCCTCAAAACACCTGTTTGTTTGTATTTACGAAATAGTCTCTTGATGTACTTCGTCCGATTGAGATCCTCATGGAACTCATCGATAGAAGACACTTCTGGATTTTCGTAAAACTTAGCAGCGAATAGTGCTATGTTCAGATCGTCTAACTCGTCGAATCTCATTCATCACTTCTCTCATAACAAATATCTAATCAGTCTTCGACGGGAACGATCTCAGCAAAGATGTCCATTAGACCGTCCTCTGCCTCTTCGACCTCGACACGAAGAATGTGTGGTTTTGTTTCTCTCTCGGAGAGGGAGTCGCCGTCACTATTCATCTTACCGTAATCAGGGCCCAGTTCGTTTCCAAACTGACTGAGTTTTAGTTCTAGAGTGCCTGGGTTCATCTTTGCTGGCATGTCAAACGAAAGACCCGCAACTTGTAGTTTCTCTCTCAGACGAGCGAGACTCTTGAGGGGATAGTTCGATGCGTTCTCTAGTTCACCCTTGACTGCGACATTGAGTTTACGAAGAACTTCTGCATCCTCGATGTCATAGACAAGAGTACTACCATCATCTGCACCGGAAAGGTTGAGTCCAGTGTAGTCGCCGACCTGACCAGCACTCGCATAAGTCTCGTCAAGTTGCTTTTTGAAGTCCTTGTAACTTTTCATTAGTCTTGCCCTTCCTGTGTTTCTGGCTGATAATTCAGAACTTGCTTTTCGAACTCAATTGCAAATTCAGTTGGAACAATCTCTTCTCCGTGTGCCGTTGTGGCTTGTCGAATATGATCGTTCAAAATTCTAGTGCGATCCTCGATTGTAGAGGCATCCTGAATGTCTGTGTGTGCTTGTGGGACTCTGCTCACGAAACTATCGGGAAGTTCCCTTTGTTGTTCCATGCTACCTTGCATAATCTGACGAACACTGTCCGCGACATTCTTGATTGCATCTAGATTATTTGATTGAAATCCACTCATTAGATTACTCCATTTCTATTATGTATCACTGACCAGGCGTCTCACGCTCATACTTCTTACGAAGAGCGGTCGTTCCAAAAAGAGAGTCTTTACCATACTCCTCATTGGCGCCCATGACTTTTCGAATCTCATCGTAAAGCATTTTCGCATCCTTTGAGGATGCTCTCTTGGGCATACCGGATCTAAAGGTGTCGAAGTCACCCTCTAGTGCGGCCGCTCGTAGTTTAGAGGCGGACATACCCTCGACCCCCGTTGCATCTGGATCTCTTGCACCAGCACCAACGAAGTCGATGTTGTCCATACCAATTTGCTTAGTGTATGGAACAACTGTCTTTTCAAACTCACCGATTCGATCACCACCAACCACGATGGTGGCAGTTTTGAAACCTTTCTTTACCAAGTACTCAAGTGCCTGAAAGATTGTTTTTGATCCAGCGTCATCAACAACTGTGACTTGCGGAAAGACGCTCTTTAGAAACTTGACTTTTGCCTTTGGTGTAAGAGGATTCTTTTTCTTATCGTTGGTTCGACTTGGAAAGAGGAAAGGAGTGCCTCCCTTTCTCTTTGCTGTATCTGCTAAAACTCCAACCAACTTTTCATGACCGATAGTCGGAGGCTGAAAGCGGCCGAACGTGAGTACGGCGTGCTTTGCCTTTGCCTCTGCAACAAGTTGTTTGAAAGTCTTGGACAAATATCAGCCCTTATTCCACGGGAAGAACTTACGAACCCAACCCCAGAGAGGTTGACCAATAAGTGCGCCCGCAACAAATACGATGACGGTGTGTGCGATTAGACCGTAGGTGGTTGTTAGAAATTCCATGTGTTATCCTTTTTTCTTAGTCGCAGACTTCTTAGCCTTTGCTGGAGCCTTTTTTGCGACTGGCTTTGGTGCTGGTTCCACTACTGCGTCGAGTAGTCTTTTTGCTTTTCGGGGTCTCGACAACACGCTCTTCGGGAGTTTCGAGTTGTCGAACTTCCTCACTTCTGATCTTCTCATCTTGGTCTCCTTTGTCTGGTCTGACGATGATTTTGCCACGAGGGCCTCTTTGTACGGACATGGTTAGTCTCCTTGACTGTTTATGTAGGTCAGCCAGAAACCCAGTTCTTGGCGGCGTTGAAGTTCTGTCTAGAGAACTCAAGTCGATCTACGAGTTTTAGTGCCTGATTCTTAGTGTGATCTACTGCAACAAAACCCTCTGGTGCAGTAACTTTGAAACCATCATCCGTTCTTACAAACGTACCGATACTCTTTACGGACTCTAGTTTACGAATGATGATTAGTTTGGCAGAAGTAAGTGCGGCGTGGAGGCGGAAGAGAGAGTCAATCTCTTTAGTGTTTCGAGACAACTTCTCGATAAGGGTTTTTCTTACTACTTCCTTCCTCTCCTTCGCAGCACTGGATTTTACTTTATCGACATCCTTTTGAAGTTTGGTGTCGATGTATGATATAAATCCTGAAGCGGATCCCTGTAGGGTTCCGTTCCGTACATTCGCATTGATGTACGTTTTGATCTCTAGTTGCAATCGGGAGTCCGCAACAATAGCGTCTGCGACCTTTGCAACCTTTTTGTTTAGAAGTGACTTCGCATTCTTGATGTGTCTCTTCATCTCGGTAGTCTCTGTGCTTGTCATGGTTGCAGCACCAGACTCATCACGGAAGTTGGCATCGGTGAACCATACATCCTTGTTTGCTTTCAACTTCGAGACATCAGGATCGAACGAGGCAGAGAGACTCTCGATTGAATCGCCCGTGTACTTCGTATGCCACACGACACCCATCTTCGATGCTTTGATCTTGTTGCCCAGATCTGAGTCAACAGGAACGGCGTACATGATTGTGTTCGGTTGGAATGTGTAGTGTGACTCACCATCGATCTTCGTGGTGGACACATCGTCCGTGTACATGAGATCGCCCTGTAGGATTCCTTTGATTCCAATCTTGGGCAGATAGGTTAGTGCCGTCTTTAGTTTATCTGCAAGACCGCCTTGGTGATTGGCGTCAACATCAGCAGCGGTGTAGTTGACCTTTGCATTCTTGTTGAATAGAGACTTGGAGGACACGAAGAACTTTCCTGTGTCTGGATGAACACCAGCGAAGATAGCAGGCGCACCATCCCACTTGACGGTCACACCAAATTCACTCCCTGCATTACCACTTAGCATATCAGCGACACTCTCTAGAAATCGAATCGCTTCACCCACACCGGCACTGCCCTCGTTGAAGAGTGAGTCTTCGAGGTGTTCCATGTGAAGGTTCTTTGCTTCGGTAATGTAGTTTGTAAACTTCTTGATTCTCATGGTCGCCTCGGGGTAAGATTGAATGGATTATCGTCACCACTGAACCATACTTTGAGATGACAAGTTGCTCCATCGGCTCTCGCTTGATCCACCCAATAATCGCCAGAACCAGAGGGGCCCTGGAGTCGGAACATCAATGTGGGGATAGCGGCGA